GAGCCGGTCCACTACGACGCCGAGCTGCTCGACCTGCTTGTCGACGTCAGCGAAGCTCCCCTCGGTCACGAACGGGATGTAGACGCTCTTCGCGAAGGTCTTGTCGATCTCGTCCTGTATCGGGTCGACGACCTCACGGGCACCGGCCGCCGAGGCGCGGGCCTTCTGGCGCTCCCGGCGCTCGGAGTACTGCTCGAAGCTCGGTACGGGTACCCCGTTCCGCGCCGCCTGCTCGGCGACGACCCGGTACTCAGCGAGGAGCCCGCTCGAGGTCTGGCGGCGCTTGAGGTACTCCTCGGCGGAGAGCGGGGGCTGCCCCAGAGTCGTGCGCTCCGCGTTGATCCGGTCCAGCTCCTGTAGGCTCCCGGGCATGGACCCGCCGACGCGCCGGGCCTGCGGGTCGAGGACATTCTCGCCGCCGGGCATCGCGGCCCGCATCTGGGCGAGGAACTTCCCGTGCATAGCGGACAGCATCTCCGGGTTCAGGCTGTCCGGGGTCGTGTCCGGGGTCAGGTACCCGAGTTCGATCCCCTCCTGTATGACCTGCGGCGCGAGCTGCTCGTAGGCGGCCGGGTTCGTCTCGGCCAGCTCCGCGAGCATACCGGTCGAGGCGGCGCCCCACTTCGCGCCCTGCAGCCGCTCCTGCATGCTGCGCTGGGCCTCGTACTGCTGCATGGAGGCGTCGCCCTGCCGGATCGCCTGATCCTGCAAGGTGATCTGCTGCTGGCCCATCTTCTTCGCCTGCACGGCCTGATCGACCGCGGCGAGGTCAGGGGTCGGGACGAGGAAATCGCGAGGGGAGACCATCAGGGCTGATACCAACGGTTAATGTTCGGGGTCCGGTTCGGGCCGACGTCGATCTCCTGCAGGGGCGCCGGCCCCGGGCGGGTCTGCCACGCGTACATCGCGTTCTGGATCCCGGAATTGATCGCGTTCCCCCAGTTGAGCTGCTCGCCGGCCCGTGCGGCGCCGATCTGCCGGCCGCCCTGCATGTAGGCGTTGCCCATCGCGTTCGCGGCGTTCATGCCGGCGGTCGCGGTCGAGGTCGCGGCGCCACGGCCCGCGTCGACGAGCCCGGCCTGCCGGTTCCACCAGTTGTTGAAGTCCTGCCCGGCGAGCCCCTGATTGAACTGGACCAGCTCCCGCATGGCGTTACCACCACCACCGCGAACGGCCTGCATGTTCTGGAGGTCCCGGAGCCCCTCGTTCCGGAGGAAGTTGTACCCGAACGACTGCTCGTAAGACGCGTTCGGGTCCTCGAGGCGCCCGAGGGCCGCGGATCCGGCCTCACGGTACGGGGCGAAGTCCGCCCGGGTCTGATCGTACTGCCGGCGCTGCTCCTCGACGGTCATCCGGGTCGCGGCGTCTGCCGCCCCGGCCGCCTCGTCGGCTGCCCGGCTGCCGGCTATCCCGCTGATCGCGGAACCGGCGAGCATCGCTGCTGCTGTCCATCCCATCGTTAAAGTACCTTCGCGTAGTGCGTCTCGAAACGCTGGAAACCGTGTGTCTCGTAGATACGGGAAGGACCGGGCCCGAGGGCGTCCATCGTGAGCATGGACAATTCATCCGCCTTGTGCTCGCGTGCCCACAATTCTAGCGTATCCAGCAATTCCTGTCCTATCCCTTGTTTCCTGAGATCCTCGTCGACCCACCAAAACAGCTCAGTCGCTACCAGCCAGTCGAAATTCCACGGGGAGGGGCTGACTATCGCGGCCGCCATAGCACCCCGCTCGTCGTACAGGAGGACCCCGTGCTCGGAGACCTGATCGAACGTCGTGTAGATACTCTGCCGGTCCGCCGGGCGCCCGAAGGCCTCGCAGAACTCCATCCCCATGTCGAACATGTGGTCGTAATCGTCTCTTGTCGCGTGTCTGATCATGTCGTCGTGCCGTCCGGTAGCGTCCAGTTGGTCCCGTCGTCGATGTTGAGCTGCCCGTCGTCGCTGTTAAAAATGATCCGCCCGGCAGTCCCTGCCGCCCCCCGGTTGGCGTCGGTGAATACGCCGACCTGCATGTACCCGGCAGCGGCTAGGTTGCCGTCGAGATCGAGCGACATGACCTCCGTCATCGTGACGTCGGTCCCGATCGCCACGGTCGCGGCTGCGGCCGTCTTCCACTTGAAGCCGAGCTGCTCTAGCTCAAACGCGGTACGAGCGAACGATGCGTTCCCTGCAGACGACTCGTACCCACGGTTAGTGGCCTCGTCCGGGCGGACACCGAAGCCAACCACGGTCGCGCCGCTCGCCCGCAGTGCGCCGAACGTATTCAGGACGTTAGAGCCGGTATAGGGGATATCCACAGCCGAAGCACCAGAGGTCGCGGCCTGTGTCCCGGCACGGAGCTTCCCGGACTCGACAGAGAGCGCGGTGAGCCCGGTCACGTTCCAGTCGACGGTGTTCGTGAACGCCGCAGTGAAATCCGTGCCGTCGTGGTTGAACTCCGCGAAGTCAGTGTCCCCGTCGTCATAAATCCGGAAGTCGGACCCGTTCCTGACCTCGACTGCCCGGTTCGCAAGCGTGTCCGATGCGAAGACCCGGAACACGACCTCCCCAGTCTGACCCTCGATCTGGATGTATTTGCTGTCTACCTCCGGTCGGAACGCGAGGGCCGCGGTGGCCCCATCGCCTCTCTGGATGACATCCCACGGGCGGTCGATATCGAACTTCAGGAGGATGTCACCGTCCGCTGCTGCTGTGGCCCCGAGGCTCAACCACGGACCAGCGCCAGCCGGAGCGATCTCGACCACACCGCTAACGTCCAGAGTCCCGACGAGTGTGCTGTTCCCGTCGACGTTCAGGGTCGAGTCTAGGTCCACTGCGCCGACGACGTTCAGGGTCGACTCAAGAATCGCGGCCCCGGTCACGTCGAGCGACGCCTCGATGTCCACATTCGTCCCGAAGATGTTCGTCTGGTACGCCGCGTTCCCGACGTTGAACTCGTCGGGGACTGAGGACGTGTTCATGGTCAGGAACAGGATGCTGCTCGCATATAGGTCGTGATTAGCCCAGTCCCCGTCCTCTCTTGTCTGGGCAGTGACCGTCGCTCCATCAGCGATCGAGTTCGTGACCCCGATGCGGTTGATGGGCTGTGCCTCACCAGAGGCATTGAAGACCTGCGCTTTTGCGGTCGCGAGCGTGACATCAGAACCACCGTCAACCTGATAAACGAGGTCTGTCAGTACATTTACGTTCGTCGTCCCGTCGTCATCCCCGACAAAACTCTCCAGTGCGAGCATCGTGCCTGTACCGGTCTTTGTTTCCGAGAACGATGCGAGCGTGTTTGGCGCTGCGGTGCCGGGTATGGTGCTCAGGGCGGTCACCCCGAGCATCACCTCTTCGAACGCGTCGAGGTCGATCGCGCAGATGGACGCGAAGTCGATCTGGTTCCCGCTCGACAAGAAAGAGCTTTGAAAGATCTCTAGGTTATAAGTCCCGCTCGGGGCCGTCATCACCAAGAAGCAAGCAAGCGTCTGAAACTCGTTGCCGTCTTGCGGCACATGACTGAACAATCTCTGCGTAGTCGTGCCGTTGTTGAGTCGAAAATCCACAGGACGAATAACATCCACCCCATCGACGCGCACACAGGCGAACACGAGGTAATTCTTGACCCCGTCCCCGAACGCCAATGAGACGCCCGTCTCCTCCCATGTGTTGAGTACCTGCACCTGATACGTCGCAGTGCTTTCGACGTACTCGTAATTATCGGCACCCAACTCGTCGAGGTTCAGCGCGAACAGGTACGACTGGTCAAAGCACCGAACTGTCTGGCCCGACGTCTCGACGTTCATCTCGCAGGTGATGTCCCCGGCGACCGTGATGCGCCGTGAGAACCCCATCGTGAACCCGAAGCCAGTGCTCGGACTACTTGATTCGAAGCGGACATCCGACCGGGGGATGAGTACCCCGTTGTCCTTCAGTCGCCAGTTCTGGAGCGTGTTACCGCTGCTGAAATTATTGACCAGAGGCCGAGCGAACAGGAGGTACTGGTCACCGACCGTCAAGTCAGTGAGCGACATCCCGGTGATCTCGTAGTAGTTCGTGTCGCCGGTCTTCGACTCCGTGGTCGCCAGCACCGACAGGCTGTAGTCGATCGGTGTCCCGCCAGACGCGCCGCCCGAACCGAAGTTGAGCATCGTCACGTCGGCGTCGGCCTGCGTCGCCCAGTCGATGTCGAAATTGTTCGGGAGGTTCAGCGCGGTCAGCCCGGAGATGTTCCAGTCTGTCGTATTAACGAACTCGATGTTGAAATCGGTTCCGTCATGAAACATGGATGCGGAATCGTTCTCCGAAGAATCCAGAAACTTAATGCCGGTCGAGCCGAAATCGATCTCGCCCGTAGTGGGTTCAGACGTGCCATCCCGACGAATAAACGAAGCATCGTCGTCGTCAGTCTCGACTACAGTGCTACTGCCGGTATCGGCGGTCAGGTCGATGTTGACGAGACCCAACTGATCCAGCTCGCTCAGCCGAACGAAACTGTCCCCGACATTCCGGGTACGGCGCTCGTGAATCTCAAGCGCTTCTCGGATGGCTTGGAGTACAACTGTGTGGTTTTCGAGGTCGCCCGAAACAGACGGTATGCTGGGATACGCTCTGTTAGGCCCGAGGACAATTCCCACGCTAAACTCCCTTCAATGCTCTAGGCGTCGTACCTACCTGAAGAGAGTATACATCGGTGTTGCCCGTCATGTTGAACTGCCACAGGTCTGCTTTGAAGCCAGTCGGCAAGCGGTAGATGCCTTCGTCGTAGATGACACGGTCGTACTTAACCTCGCCTGTCCGACCCACCTTAACCTGCAATCTCACAGACAACTGCTGCGTTGAAAGTCTGATGATCGGGTAGAGCAGACTGCCACCCAAAGGCTGACGGTTTTCGTCTTCGGTCCAGTTGGCGACAAGACCGCCAGCTTGTACAGGAGAACCTCCAAGGGTGCCGCCGTTCAGGGTGTTCAGCCCGCGCTGTGCATAAGTGGCAGTTGCGGGGGCTACATTTGGAACCGCAGAGAAGAGGGCTTCATTGTATGGGCCGTAGTAGGCTTCGATGTCCGATGAGATGTTCTCTTCGGCCGGATTGAACATAAGGCGGAAAGCACCAAAGTTTACCGGTTCAGGTGTCTGGAACACTTTAGACTGCCACCGCCAGCTCAGGCGCTCGGCATTGGAGGGGTCCCAGTTCCATGCACGATTCTGACCAAGGAGGAGGACGTTACCCGAGTATTTGTCGGTCTCGATACCCGCGATATTTTGGAAGCCCTCAAGCTCGACGAACTTCGTGTCCGGCTCTGTCGGGTTAAAGATGAACCCGGTGCTGGCATTGGTGAATGCAATGTACTGAAGACCGAGCTGTGCGGCGTAAATCGAGCTGGGGGTGTAATTCTCCCACTCCTCTTTAGTGAGGATGTCCTGAGTAATAACACGCGCCCCCGTCGAGTCGAGCAAAACCAGCCCATTGATCGATGGGTAGTAGGCACCGGCAGTGGTGGCGACCATCCCGCGACGAGACAGGCACGGTTCAACTGCGTCGAGCTTGCGAGTTGTGAACGCTGCCGGGGTGTTGCCTTGCCCGAAGTACGGCTGCGACTGCGTTCCGATCACAAGTGTGGAGCCCCAGACAACAAGCCCGACAATCGGGTACTCGGTGGACAGTTCATACGCCGCAGGCCACGCGTGCGGACGGTACGGCTCCGAAAATAGGAGGCGTCTGCCAGCCCAGCCGACAAGGTAGCCGTTAGGCATGACGGCGATGCCTTCCATGTCAGTGGGGGGTTCAACGAACCCCGTTGACTCCAGAAGATTATTGGCCGCGACAGTAGTAGTCGCAACATCGTCGCTGAACGTCGAGACACCGTAGTTGATCTCCCCGACGTAATAGAAATTCGAGCTGTTGCCACCCGAGACGGTGCGGTAGATTTTGACCGTCCCCCCGGTCCCATCCAGTGCAGACGAGTCGAACGACCGAGAAGCCTCATCGGCCATCGAGGTGGCAATACCAGTCAGTTCCCACGTCCCTGCGTCGCCGGACACAACAGTCGGTGGGGAAGGTGGCCCCTCCTCCCCGTAGGGGGAGACGAATGTATATACATACGCCCGAGTCTCAGCGGACCCGGCAGGGGCTGTTACCGAGGGTGCAGCTCCGGGAGTCGGTACCCCGAGGTAGAAACCGGCGTCGCCGTTCTCAATACGCTCGTAGGTATTCATCATGGGTCGGCCATCGCCAGCCCAGTAGTATCGATCGAAGGCGTCGTTGACCAGCGGGGAGCGGACGACGTCTACGTCACGTGTGTCAAACGTCAACCATGCATCCGGATTTACGCCAGCGTTGTCTCGGATGCGCACAGCTTTGCGGACCGGATCGACTGACCCCGCCGTGAAGTCGGCCTCCTCGCGCAAGGCTCTGAAGCCGCGAATCTCTCCATTCAGGAGTTTGGTATTCTTCGCTTCTGTCGCCGACATGTTCGGCAGCAGGCGGTCAGAAGACCTCGGGATCAGTCCTTGGAATTTCTCTAGCTTGATGGCAGGCATGGGTGCCTCCTAGTCAAGCTGGACAGCGCACATGTATTTGGCTGCTCTGTATGTGCCACTGTTCACGTAGTCGACCGTGCCGTTAATGGACGCGCTTGTGGCAGTGACGATGAGCGTCGCGCTCTGCGGTGCCTGCCCATCCATCCAGTTGATGCTCTCGGTACCGGTGTTAGCAAGCTCTGTGCCACTGCCTACAGAAGCCCCGTCACCGACGCGAACACCACCGAGTGTGGCCGTGTCATTGCCAGCGGATCGAGTAGTGCCGTACACGTGCACCAGATATTTCTTGCCTGCGGTAAGTCCGGTGAGCGTGCTCGTGCCGGTGAAGGTCGGGAGTCCTGAGAACAGGAGTGAGGAACCGGCGAGTGTGGCAGGGGTAACCGCTCGCTCGGTGTCAGTGCCATCATCGACTTCGCTCTGGGTAGCCAGCTCAACAACACCGGCCCGAGTTTCAGTAGCAGTGCGGCTCGCCAGCTTGAGCGGGGTAACGGCACGGGTGTCGTCTGTGCCAGTATTCGTCTCGGCCTCAGTGGCGATCTCCAACGCTCCGCGCTGTGACTCGGTCGCCTGCAGCAGGGACTCTGCATTCGCAAGCGTTGCAGGGGTAACAGCCCGCGCAGTGTCAGTCCCCAGATTTACTTCGGCCTGAGTTGCCAGCTCGATAACGCCAGTGGCAGACTCAGTTGCAGTGTCGTCAGCGAGAACTACAGCCACGCCGCCGACGGTCGGGTTGTCCGTGCCATTCGACGGGACGACGATCTGGTTGCCGGTAACGCCGGTAGCGCCGCGTATGGGCACCCCAGCGACTTCTCCTGCTTGTATGGAAGTTGCTGAACCAGTCAGTATGGCGTCGACAAGATTGTTCTCGTTCATGTCGAGGTCGCCGGTCATCGCGCCGCCATTCTTCTGCAAGAACTCGCCCACGCCAGCGGCAGTAAGCCGAAGCTCGACCCGCGTCACGGTCAAGGTGAACCCCTGTGCCGTAGTTCCCTCCTGACCTCTCTCGACGGTGAGGTTATCCCCCGTCCGAGAGGTGCACTTCACAATCTCGATGTCCCCGTTGTCATCCACCAGCGTCGCGTAAAAGTACTCGTCACCAGAGGGGCTGGGGAACAACGCGCCGAAGCCCGACGCGACCTGAACCGTCGTATCGCTTGAGCTGATGCTCGCGGCAAGTAGGGCGCTCGCATTATTCGTGAAAAGTATGTTGTTAGCCATACCGCTGCCTCAATCTCGTAGTCCAACCAGAAGGGAACCTCCACATCTGGCTGTTGTTGTAACCCTTCTTCCGCTGACCGGCGTAGTAGCCGATCGCTTTCAAGAATTTGTGGCGAAGCTGGGTACCCAGCACAGGTTGCGAATACGGCTTGTTCGGGTGCATGTATAGCCTAGCCAGTGTGCCGTCAAGGATCGCGTCGTAATAGCGAAGCGTGATCTGTCGCGGCAAGTCAGTGCTATTCACGTCGGTGTCGAACGCCGGGATAAGGGCCACCCGAACACGCAAATCGTCGGATGTCGCTGACTCGTTGTAGGGGTGCAGCTTGAACTCATCCGGATTCGACGTGACGTACCAGCCCCACGGCTTGCTGTTCGTGCCCTCGATCTTGTCGGGCACCCTGCCAAGCGGATGCACAATCTGGTACCCGTCAGTCGCGTTACCGATGCGAACTTCGTGAATGGCGATGACTTCCGTATTAGTGTCACCGTCGTCAACCTGAATAGCAGTGTCGCCAGTCGGGATTGCAACGCTCTCGACCGTTTCTACCCACGCATGGGACTTCTCAAAAAACTCCCGCATGGCGAGGCGGCACTCCCGCGCAGCAACCGACCGTATCACGCCGGGAAGCTGGGGGAGGATGTCCTTGAGGACGTTCTCGATTGACTCTGTATATTCAACGGCCATGTCAGAATCCTACGACGTTTGCTTTGAATTGCCCGAGCAACATCTGCGCTCGACCGTCTTCAGTGTACTCGTCGTCTACGACTTCTGCCATACCGACTACGTAATGAACCAGCGGATTGAAGAACTGCATCTCCAACCCGAAAGTATCTGTCCATGCTGTCTGTCCGGCACCGGGAGTGCTCTCGACCAGTTCCGGAACATTCAGGGAATTGTCATCGTACAAGTCATAGCACGCATCAGGTCGGATGCGGGCAAGGGCTTGCAGAGCGCGATTGAGGATCGCGATGAGGACGGTGTTGCTCCAGCGGTAGTCACCAGAGCTGTCTGTATCCTGAAGCAATACACGTGCTTCTGTGATGACGTCTTGGTAAGTCTTAGCCACCGACCTCTCCTCGGGAGAAGCCCCCGGTCACACAATCGCAACCGGGGGCTTGTTCAAAGGGTTACCCCGAGGCTATTAGCCGCGACGGACCCATGCACTACCCAGCGCAACGCTGTTCACGACCTTATAGCCGTAGACCTGCAGGCCACGGAGCAGGTTCGAGAACGTACGCTCGGAGCGAATCGTCTCCATCTTGGTGACCTGCGATGCGAAGCTGAAGCCAGCCTTCGTACCGAACAGGACCGGGAAAGAGCTGGTGTACGTGCCATCAGCGGTCAGGACGTTGCTGATGTACAGCGTAAACCGGTCGATCATACCGAGGCGGCCGTTACGCAGAATCGACGTACCGTCACCAGAGAGCGACGCATCCTTGAGGTCAGACTGCTTGATCAGACCGGCAACCCATGCCGGGATAACCATCCAGCGACCCGTTTCCGGGATGTTCTGCTCGTCGAGGACCGAGCCACAGTCGACGATGAAGTCGACAACTGCGCGATCGTTCGAAGCGTCGTTACCAGCGCCGGTACCGGCAGCGACCTTGTTGATGTAGGTCGGGGCGGCGGCGGTGCCGAGACGGTACGAGCTGGAGATTGCGCCAGCGGTGTTGCCCATGTTCGCAGCGGCGGCCTGACCGACCAGACCGGTGTTCAGGACATCGTTGTCGATGGTGATCTTCATCTGCTCTGCCGCGTCTTCGGCCCAGATCGACATCTGGTCGATGTCAGACTGAACTTCCATGACGTCATCGAGTGCAAGGTTGAAGTACTTACCCTTGTCGATGTTCATGGTCTGCTTGGCGACAGACGGGCGCGTAACTGCGAGTTCCATGTTGGCCTCGTAATCAGCGATCGTTACGTCCGGACGCGAGCGAATCTGAACCTTGTCACCGTAGTTCTTGATTTCGCCTTCGTAGTCCGTGTTCGCAACGGCACCGAGAACGGTAGCCTTGTAGAACTTCTCTACGAGTTTACCGGACCAGACTTCCGGAATGAACGTCCCACTATAAGCCGGGGAGGGGCTGGAGCCCGCATAGGGCGTGCCTACTGTAAAGGCCATGGTGTATACCTCTCAAAACGAAAAAGTTGAATTACCTGATCCTTCCCTCATGCTGGGCTGCGAAGATGTCTCGTTCTGCGTGAATGACTCGCTCAGGAAGTTCCCGTTCTGGGTGCTTCTTGATGAACTCATTCTTCTGAACGTAGAAATCTTGGATTTCCCGCTGAGTCCAGACCTTCTTTCCGCTTTCGTTCTGAGCGCCTGTCGACCCGGTTTTAGGCGTTCCGGGAGCCACAAGCTCGTCGAGAGGTTGTTCCTTCGAAGCCGATTTCTTCGGTTCGGGAGTCTCATCCGACGGCTCGTTAGAAGGATTTACGACGGCGTTTTCCTTCAGAAAGCCTTCGAACAGCGCAATCAGTCGTCTCGAATCATGCGATGTCCAAGCATCTGCTAGAAGCTCTGTCCTGACTCTACCCGAATACGGGTCTTCCATGTCCAGCCAGTCTAGGAACTTCTCGTCCTCGTTCTGCTGCCTCCAGTTCGGGACAGCGTCTTCAAGGTCGGCAAGCATCCGCTCTTGAGCTGATACTGCCACAGTCTTGTCGGTCTTTGCAACCTTTTCATTCACCTGTTCAATAGTTCTGGTGATCGGTTTCAGTCGGCTGTCCAACTCGATACCGGACTCCGACTTCGCGACACGGCGAATGAGGTCGATAAGGTCGGGGCCAAACTGGTCAATTTCGTCCTGCGTCAGGGCAGGGGCGGGTTGGTTCTGAGGCGGTTCCCGGTCCTTGAGTCCCTGAATCACGGATTCCAGTTTCGTGACCTTATCCTGCAACTGCCGATAAGCGTTCTCGCTGTCGCGTACCTGTCGGTGGAGTCGGGGAACCTCTTTGTCGTACTTCCCCTTCAGGACTTTGAACTTGTGTTCCCAGTCATCGTCGGATGCTGCTTGCGGTTGGGGTTCTTTGGGGGGAGTCGGTTCCGGGGTCGGTTCCGGGGCCGGTTCCGGGGTCGGTTCCGGTGCGGAGGCTTCGTCAGCGGCTGGCTCGCCGTAGACTTCGTCGTAGATTTTATTGGCCTGTTCGATCTGGTCGCGGACGGCCTTGGGCAGTGCGTTTTCGTGATTCATTTTGGATCACCCTCGTCTGAAGTTTATCGAGCAACTCAGGGGCGGTCGCAGACAGTTCGAGGATGCTTTTGAGGGTCTGGGATCGACCCTGCACTCTGGCGAATTTTTCTTCGTCGGTGTGCTGTTCCAATTCATCACGAGCTGTCTTGCGGCAATCCCGCAGCCACTCAAGAATTGTCTCAAAGTCGTCACTGACCCTGAGATTTATAAACGCTTGCAGTACTTGGATGGGTGGTTGTTTGAGGTTCAATCTAGTGCCTGTTTAGAACGGGAAGCCCCAGCGATCTCGTTGGGCCTTTGTGTCATCGTACGTGTTGTTATCTGCGGGAGCACCGGTCTTCTTGAAGTTACCGGCCATACGGTCTTCCACAGACGCAGACCCGATGGAGACATCCTTGACTCCGTCGAGATGTTTGAGGGTCACACTCTTGACCACTCGGCTCTTGGGCTTGGGGACACGCATGTCACTTACCCTTGTAGTTGCCGTGCGGCGTGCGGCTCGTGTGATCCGGGGGAAGGTCTTTGTTACCCTTCGTGTGACCGATGAACGGACCGGTCTTCACAGACGGGTGGCTTTCGCCGCTGGTGTTCGTACGGTATTCGCCTTTCGGAGTGCCCGGAACGAACTTGCCGCCCGGAGCCCCGGCATGTGACTCGCCGGACGAGACCTGCTGGTACTCGGTGCCCGGCTGCTTGGTAAGGTTGCCCCATGATTTCATGGTCATGTCCTCGCTCGTGAATAAAGAATACAGCTAGAGGCTACATTCACCTGTGTGAAAAAACAAGTCCTATCCCTTGATTTTTGGCTGCATGTCGTAAGTGCGCTCTTTCTGGAACCATGCTCCGAAAAAAGCGATCGCGGCTACCAGATGAAGTTCGTAGTTGGGCGGGATTTTTGCGTGGACCTCCGGCCATACGATCTTCACCGTGGTAAGCAGCGTGGCGGCGATGAACGGGTAAACGCCCGCCGCCGACGCTGTTGAACTCGGTCGACTAATCATTGCGGCACGTTCAGGACCGGGGGCTCGGGCTTCGCCGGGGTTACGACGAAAGTTACGAGACCGGACATGAACGACTCCTCGCCATAGATGTCGACAGACGTCGCTCCGCATTCGTGATTACCGAAAGCGAGGCCGTCGACGGTCAGGGTGGTGGAAGCTCCGGGGGATACACCGACAGGGACGTCAGACGAAGACGCTCCAGCAGTCTGGGGATTGAATGCGGGAAAATCGATGTCGCAGTAAATCCGTATCTCTGCCTGCTCGGTGGCCGGGTCGTAAACGGTACCATCAACGCGCTGCGTCGGGTTCGTCCACGAAAAGTCCTTGGCGACAGCCATGACGATGGGGGCAGTAATAAGGCCGAGGGTTACACCGACGGCAACGATCCAGCGGCGAAAACGGAGCCACTGTTTCTTGAACCATGCTTTCATTTCGCTCTCCTACAACTGTTAGTAAAGACCTGCCTCTTTCTCCCGGCGCTTCCGAGCATCCCGGAGAGATTTACCAGCTTTGGCAGCCATGCCGCTACCGAGCATCTTGGGGTCAGGCTTCTTGGGATCGGGCTTCTTCGCCTCGCCGCCATCAGCCATCTTCTTCCGCTTGGCTTTCTCGCCGGGGGTATGCGGACCTCCGGGAGAAGTCTTTATGCCCTCTTTGATCGGGTCCTTGACCTTCTTGGGCTCGTATTTAATCTGGTCGGCAGCTCGAACTCGGCCCCCGTCAGCATACTTCTTGACCTTCCCGCCGCAAGCCATTTTCTTCGGCTTTTTGGCGAGATGGTCGGTAACCTGT